CATTGAGTTTGAATATCTGAAATACTGCAATAACGGTAGGGCCGGATAATAACCCGATAACCCTCTTTGATTTGCGGTACCATTTAGGTGCCGGCTTGTTTACGTTTGTAAGACTAATGTTTGTCTTTCCCATTTCTGTACTTATTTATGTTCACGAATATTGTTACTAATGCGCTTGCAATGGTGCAGTAAGTTGCCAAATCCGATGCAGTCAGATGGCTGAATACCCATAAAAAAAGAGTTAAAAGCAGTCCATTTATTCCTGCATCATTTGTTTGGTGTTCCATTGCTAACGTTTTACCAGTTTATAAAAGTTGAGAATAAAATCATCTATGAGGGTGTTATCCGTTCCCCATTGTTGTACGATGTGTGCAGGTATAGGCACGTTGCCATCTGTAACCTTCTTCCCCTTGCGGTCATATGCGACTACATAGGAATTGCAACCCTGTGCGGTATCTCTGCCAAGTCCAAACACTACCCACGTTATTTGCGTTATAGTGTCCTTTGTCAGTTTGTTAAACTCTACAGGTTTGACTTGTATGGCAGCAGGTATAGTGTCTGCTTGTTGTACTTGCACCTGTACGGGTGCGGTTACTGATAATGTGATTGCGGTTGCGATTGCGGTGAGCATAGTATTAGAATTTAGATATTATTTTCCAGTTAGTGCCATCTGACATTATTTGTACGGTGGCATATTGTACGGATAGTGAATAAGTAGTTGCGCCATCAATAGTTTCGGATGCGTTACCATCAACGGTTATCGTACCTGCACCGCTATTCTTTATTATCAGTATTCTACCTGTGCGACCAGATGATGCCGGAAGCGTTACGGTGAAAGTACCGGAAGTACAATCAATAACGTAGTCATCATTAGTAGCGGTGTATGCGCCTGTTTTGGTAACGTATGCCTGTTTGAACCCGATGCCAGAGATTGAGCCGTTTACTTGTAATTCATCAACCCCGTTATCGGTAGTGGTATTTAATAACACTCTACCTGATGTTGCTACACGCATCCTTTCGGTTGATGTAGTCCAAAACTGAATATTATCATCTGCGCCATGAACGTAAAATCTTGTTTGATTTGCAACACTTCCTGAACTTGCTTGAAACTCCCAAGCACCTGGGATATAGGTTGATGTTGCCCCTTTTTGAGTGTAAAAAAAATCAGCACCAAAAACATGCGCAGAATTGCTTGAACCGTATGCGGAAAATCCAATTATTGGATCGTTAATTTGAGTTGCAGAAAAACTACCCGGAGTATTTGACCTTGTGCTATAGCCTATCCATTGCACACCTAAACCAGAACTTGAATAAGTAAAATGTCTATGAATATATTGTGTACCTGCTTTATGAAATTCCATAGCACTATTAGCACCCAAAAAAGAAGTAGTAGGCATATTAAAGCCTATTTGATTTGAACTATTAACAAGCATAGTGTTAACACTACCTGCTACATCATTAATTCTAAATAATCTATTCCCCCCGTTGTAATCATTGCCGGCCCTCCATTGAGTTGTGCCTGCATTTTGGAAATCTATGTATGCGTTTGTTGTACCTGTACCATTTAGTATTGCAAGGTTATTACCTGTCCCTGTTGCCTTTAATACGGTTGCAATGGCACTACCACTCACCTGCAAAGCATCTACTCCGTTATCTGTGTTGGTGTTGATTAGGGTTGTGCCATTAACTGATAGTTTAGCAGCAGGTGCGGTGTAACCTATACCAAAATTACCGGATGCTATTATCCTTGCTTTTTCAGTATTATTTGTATGCCATGCATGATACCCACTGCCACCACCAAGATATTCAGATGCTATATGATTGTTAATTCTATCATAGGTTAATAGTGTGTTAGATGCACTACCTGCCATGCCTATTGACATACTACCAGATGTGTTTACAAATCTTATAAATCCATCTACAGATGTTGTACTTTCTAATCTTAATTCAGCATCACTTGACCTAAAATGGTAATTTGCTCCTGGTGTAGCAGTTCCGAACCCTATTTGTGTTCCATTATCAAATATCTGTGAGTTACCTATAGCAGTAGATGAAGTGAATTTAGGCACATAGTTAGTTGTACCACTACCCGTAACCGTTCCACCTCCACCACCACCTACTTTCTGCCAAGTCCTCTTATACTTCACATACAACGAACTATCAGCCGGGCGAATCAGTATCTGTGAACTATCAGCACTCACCCCGGCGGCAGTATCTTTTGTCGGAATACCGATACCATTAACATAACGTACCTTACTACCCGTTTGCTGCCATTGTGCGGATGCGGATAGGGATAGAAGTATTGCACAGATTGTTATAAACTTTCTCATATGTATTTATTGTACTAAAATTATAATTTTCTCACCTGCGAAGAAAGGCACTCCCGAATCAACGGTCAGCGTACCACTACCCACAGTCCACACTACACCTGTACCCGGTGAACCGCTATAAGCAATTGTTTCAAACGATGTACCACCCCGTGAGCCGTATATCATTGTCTTACCTGCCCCACCCGGTATAGCTATCGAAGTCTCCCCACCACCGGCAGTATATTGCAGCACCTGTGTAGTTGTACCTTGTATAACGATGCCTGTCGGCGTTACGGTGGTTCCTGCTAAACTATACACCCCTGTACCTTGATAACTTACCTGATAAGTTGCAATGTCCTTATTTGCCCCTGTAATGGTAAAGGATTGCAGCCATGCCAAACCCGATACTATCACTAATCCCCCTGCCGTGCCATTGTCAATAACGAACTTCAGCGATACCAACTCCCGATTCAGTTGGCTATTGAGCATAAACAAGTACGAATAATCATCCAATACAACAAGTCCATCCGCTTGAATTGACCATGATGCGACATCGGGCCGGGATTCTCTGAACCAGGCACTACTGATATTGGTAGTTTCCATTGCATCCACCTCTACCGAAAAGGTGCAAGTCCTTGCACACGCAATGAGATTATCTGTCATTGCTATCGAATTGTACCTGTAAAGGTTTAATTTTTGTCCGGTTACTGGTGTCATCTTTTATCGTTTCGAGTGTACGTTTCGGAAATTGAGAATGTAAGTACCGCATTTGCTATCTGTAACCCGATGCCGTTAATTGTGTTATTCACATAATCAATCGTACAAGCACCTAACACAAACCTTGCCCCACTTATGCTTATCTTTCCCGAAGGATCACTCACTGCAAAGTTATTAACTAAACCTATAACATAATTATCCGACTGATTGAATAACCCGTATTGACTAAATTGAATGTTAACCTGTGGCTTACTGACTATGTTATAAGCCTGTGATAATAAAAGATTCGCTAATGTGTTGTAAGTAGTTGCCGGTGTCCCATACCTATAAAAGTTAACAAGTGCTACGTTACCGGATGTAAGTAATGATTGAGATTGTGTACGGGATGCGCCAATAAATCCATCTTGATAGTTATTCCCTAACTTAACATCTATTTGCTTTTTATAGGGGTTTGAGTTTATTACGTTCTTTATTGTTCTACTTGAATAAAGTGATTGCAATGTCATTACGCAATTAGCAACAAAGACCTCCGTAAATGCTCCCGTTACATTACCGCCCCCATTAAACCTAATATAAAGAGTTCCATCAGCAGGAGCCGGCACGCTTTCTATTGATATAGCCTGTGGGTCAGTTGTCAGAGTTCCTTCAAGCCTGTATGGACTATCGTTATTGCTTGGGTTGTATAACCATTTAGCATCTTCCCCTATCTTTTTTGTGTACCTCCATGTGTTACCACTACCTACATCAATGTATATCTGTAAGTTCATCCATCCCGGACTGCCACCACCTGTTAAAGCAGCAAAGTCAAAAGATAAAATAACCTTATCCGATTGGTCAATAAGTACCCCTGTAGATGTTATCTGTGTCGGGTCGGTACCAGGTGATACTACATTACCTGTTAACTGCAATCCTGTGATATTGCGATATGTTTGCCTTTCTATTTTACCTATTGCTGATTCGAGTGTATAAGTCCAGTTATCGGGTATTCCGGTGATAGCCG